CATATTGCTGATGATATTGCCATAATTTAATCTCCTATTAAGGTGACGTTGAAGGTATAGTTATTCTAACTGTGCCATCCGTATAATCATCTCGTTTACGTCTGCCAAGTTGTTCTATACCAAACTTGTCTAATTCTTGTTTATACTTATTTTCATATAGTGTCAACATCTCCATTGGACCTTTTAAATACCCATATGCTTCACATAAACATGCGTATAATAACCCATTTCCAAAGTATTGACTTACATAAGTTGTAGTATTTGAACCTGATAAACCATCAGGAATAGCTTCATAATGAATTTTAAATGCATATGTTGAATCAGGAGCAGGAGCTAAAAATAATCTTCCAGATGTTGTATCTGATACTCCAGTAGCACCACCAAACATAGCATAATATTTTGGCTTACCTGTAGATGTTTCAGCAGGAATATATTCTTGTAAATAAGTTTCGTCTTTTTTCTCTAACCAAGCATTTGATCCTGTAGAAGCAGATGTAGAATCATAAACTTGTACACCTTTAACAAATAAAGTTTTTGCTGGTACGTTTATTGTTGTTTGACCTGTAACTAAATTACCTGTTGATTGTTTTTTATATGCATCAAGAGGTATATCTCTTAAAATTTTCATTTCAGCATTTTCAATAAACTGATCAGTAATAGTAGCTGTTAACACATTAGTATCTACTTCTGTATAATTTTGAATTGCTGTTGTTAATGTTGCGTATGTAAATCCTGCCATATTATAACTCTACATTTAATGGCCCTGCTTGGCAACCATTTCCTCCGCCTGAATAAGTATCAAGCCAGGTAGCTCCTTGATCATTAGTTTTTAATTGATATCCATTATAATTAGTAACGGAAGAAGGTTGTCCTGTACTTGAAGAAGTTGTTGTATTTAAAGCAGTAACTATTCTTGCACCAATAATTTTTGCTCCAGCTAAGTGGCTACCTGCGACAGTATTTTTAGGAGTTGAACCTCTAAAAACTGCGTTTGTTCCTCTAGTTAAACCAGACAATGTTTTTGTTCCATTATTATAATCTGTGTATTGAATAATTTCATTTTGATAAGTTCCTATTTTTAAAGCGTCTGAAGTATCTGATGAAGTTAAAACTTTTTCAATCATTAAAAAACCACCATTTAAATAAAAATCTAAGTCAGGATCAGTTACAACTAAAGAAGTAGCTGTAGCATTTATACCTACAGATAAAGTAGTTGTAAGCTCTGTGTTTTGAATAGGAATTGCAACACCTGATATGGACAAAGGGCTTTTAAGAGACATTAATCTTACATAGTCTCCAACTTGTATTCCACTATCGGGATGAGAAACACTATATACAGCTCCAATTCCACCTCCAGCATTTTCTGCTGTGAAAGGATTAGTAGGTAAAAAATCTGCTGTAGGTAATTCTGTTCTTGCAGGTTTTGCATTCTGTAAACCTTCAGGATCAGCGCCGTGTGCTCTTGGTTCTAATTGTGGCTGTTTAGGCTCAAACTCTGATACGTGAACTCTAGAACCATTCCATTCTCTAACCATTTCTTTATATGGAAAAGCCATACCAGATCTATCTGATATAAATTGTGCATGTTTACCTTTTGAAAAATTAGACATTTGGATAATAAGTTTTTGGTGTTATGTAAGAACTAGATGATGAGCCATCTTCCGCTAAAGCTCTTTGTAATTCATCTTCGTATAATAATTTCATGTTTTGAGTTAATTCTGGTTTGAATTTTTGCGATAAGTAATAAGCTAAACCTGACGCCATACATGGAACAAATCTATATGGTACATCTGTTGCGTTAGTGTAATTCCCTACATCTTGAATTCTTTTTACATAATAATAGTTAATTGTATTACCTGCTTCTGTTGAACCAGGTGTTAAGTATAAAGTGATTGTAACTTTATCTATAAATCTTTGTACAAAGTATTGTGAAGGCGTTCCTTCAGATGTTTTATTTGAAAGACCTTGATATGTAGATCTGTTTATTTTTGTAAGAGGTGTATCAACACTTGAAGAGTTTCTGTAAACAGCTTCTAATATATCGTCAACACCATAAACAGCGGTAGCACTAGAAGTGCCATCATCTGTTGATCTAAACATTGTATATGTTGCTTGACCGTCAACTAATGTAATTGAATTATTTGCTACTTCCCAATAGTGAAGACCTCTGTTACCCCACTCTTGAAACATAATATTAAGAGAACGTCTGGCCATACGTAACTGATTACCAGATACACTTTGCATACCTATTCGTTCATAAGACTCTTCTATAATCTCATCTATAGCAAATGTCTTGTCGAACGTTGTCGTTCCTGAAGTAGTATTAGCCATTTAGTCTCCTTACTTGTCCAATATAATTGTAGCAACAGCGTTTGAAATTGCTGACACAGTCATACCGCCTTCAAACAAAATACCATCTTCTGCTAAATTATACGAAAAAACATCCCCAGCTGGAACATCTACTTGAAACTGTGTAACAGAATTACCGTCTTGTAAAGTTACTGAACCTGCTGATCCAGTTGAAGAAAGAATAATTCCTCTTAATCTTGTTCTACCTCCAAAGACTAATGTAGCATCTGTTTTTCTAATTGCTTTTACGTCTGATTTCATTATCCTGTGTATCCTATTGTTACAGAAGTTGTATTAGTTAAATCTAAATACACTCCATTTTTAAATCTTATACCAGAGCCAGGAACAAAAATATCACAACCCTCTGTTCCAAAACTTGATTGAAACTCTAAAGAACCTGTGCCATCTGATCCATCATGTAGTTTAACTGTAGAACTAGCTACTCCAGCAGCTTGAATATAAGTTACTCTACATGGTCCTAAATTTGTAGAACCACCTGTTATAGTTTTAAATCTACCATCTGCTGTTAACGTAGTAAATTTTTGATCGCTTGAAAATGATCCGCCGCCTGCCATAATTTATCTCCTTAAAAATTATGTGGGGCCTAAGCCCCACACTAATTATTTATTATGAAAGATTATTGTTCTGCAAATAACTAATAGTTACTGTAGCAGCACCCGCTGAAGCATCATCGTTTGCACCATTATAGATGAAACCGATTCTAATATCAGAAGTTCCAATGTCTTTCCAGTTTGCACAAAGTGCAGCTGTTCCTAAAGCTATTTTACCAACTGCTGCAACGTTTACGTCATTAACGTATAAGTCTGTGTCAGCAGATGATCCAACCTCAAGCAAATCCGCTCCTGAATCGTTGAACGCAGTTTCTACGTTAACATCGATTCTTACGATTTGAGAGTTAGCTGGGATTACCACGTTTGTGTCTGTCGCTGCGCCTTCTTGCCCGAAAGCAACAGAAAAAGATTGAGCCATTAAAACTTGACCCGTGTTTTTAACATTTTCTCCAACAGTAGTACCTGTAGTATTTTTAATACCACCGGCTAATATTGGTCCCGAAAAAGTAGTTTGTGCCATTTTATATTCCTCCTAGAATACATAAATGTAGTCCCTAGGGATGTCGACCATACGCGTCTACATTTATTTTGTTTTATTAATGTATGGTGCGTAATTTATAGCTTAGTTTTGTGAGAAGTGCAAGAGAGCCTTAATAGAAAGTGCGATTTCAGCGATGTAGCGTTTTTTGTGTTACGTAGCTACAGAAACGTCAGGTGCAGCGTCTTCTATCTTATTAGTCTGATGAGCAACTTGTGCTTCAGCTAATTTGATATGATTAATAACTTGTTTAATCTTGTCATCAATCCTTACCATATCAAGAGTATATCTTTTCTCTTGATTATAGTGCTGCGACCACTTCAGTTCTAGACTCCTTTTTTCCGTGTAAAGGTTCTGAACGTGTGTCATTTATAACCTCCTCATAGGTTAACCACAATTTAGATTTACTTGTAAATCCATCTTTTTCCCATACTATATCTTTTTGTCCTAGTTTGTCAACTAGTGCATTTTCAAAAGCTTTATCCTCATCTTGAGATTTCATCTCAAAACGCGCATGATAGCCATATGCTCTGATTTGTATTAGGAAAGTTTTCATTGGGTTTTATCTTTCTACCATAAAAAAAGGGCGGCTACAAGAGCCGCCCTTAATTATTCAGTTAATCTAGTGATTACGCACCAGGTGAACCGAAAATACCTCTAGGGTCTGAGAATCCGAAAGAATATCTCTCTCTAGCTTTGTATCTTACGTTACCTGTATCGAAGTCACCTTCCATAGCTGTCTTAATTGGAGATCTAACGAACATTTTTAATCCGTTAGGTACATCTGTCTTGATGAAGAACGCATCAGTGTCAGTTAAGTAGTTGTTCACTACATAACCTTGAGGAACCATCCCCATTGATACTACTGCGTTAATATCATTGTCAGCTGTTCCAACTCTACCTTGAGATTTCATCAATCTCTCAGCAGTAAATTGAAGCTCAGAAGGAATAATCATTTTTACTCCTCTTGCTGCAATTTTAAGACCTCTCTCATCAGTGAACGCGGCGATATCAATTAAAGACTGCTCTAACGATGTTTCGTTAAGATCAGCTGATGTGCCTAATTCATTTGAGAAAGTTCCAGCTATCGTTGGGTGAACAGCAGAACATAGTTCTACTCCGTCACCACCAGCAAAGTTTGCGTTAAATGCATTGTTTAATACATTCGCAGCTTTTACTTGCTTAGTGTTTGCCATCGATCTTGCCAAAGCTTTTGTGTATCTAGAAGCTAGTCTATCGTAAAGATTGTCTTCGATAGCTTCTTCCGTGATAGCAAATGCTAAAGCAATTGTTTCATGCGAATATCTAGCCGTGAAAGTTTCTTGTGCATTGTCAAAAGTCACGCCTGAACCTTCAGGTTTAACTTGAGCGTTTGCGAAACCAGATAACATTACTTCTTCTTCAAAAGCTCTGTCACTGTTTTCTGTGTCGAAAATTTCAGCATGCTGATTTTCATATCTTTTATATTCCAGTCCGAATAGTGCATTCAAACCTGGCTCTAGTTCTTTAACTAGTTGTCCTCTACTTATAGCCATAATTATATACCTACCGTTCCTTTCAAGAAATGTTCGTTGATAATAACTACAGCGTTAGTGTCTGCTGCTCCCGCTTCATTATTATCTGGATCTTTTGAAATCCCGATCACTCTTAGTTGAGCTGTTGCAGTTTTAAGATCAGAATGATCTAATTCCACTTTAGACACGTAGTTTGGCGAAGAGCCAGCTGCGTATACTATATCAGCGTTCATTCCAATTTCTGCAACTGCTAATGCAGCGTCAGATTGGATTTCAAACCTTTCATATGGGTCATCACTTACGAATCCAACAATGTCTGTTGCAGTGTTAGAACCGTTAAGGTGATTAGCATATGTTGGCTTACTTGTAGTTGCATCAGTAAAGAAAACACCGTTAAGTGAACCTAATAATACTGCAGCTGCTGTTCCTACTACAATTTTACCAGTTGCCGCCATCATTATGGGATCATTCTGATAAATCGCAGTTGAACTTGCTGCAATACCATATTCACTTAACCCTTGGTTATCTCTATTCTGACCAACTTTTCCGATTGCTTTCAGTCCGAAAGCAGCGTCTTGGTTTGCCATGTTTTTTCTCCTTTAGTAAATCTACTATCCGCAGATTTACGGGTTAATGTTATATGTATTTTGATATCACAAAGAAATTATTTCTTCGTACCACCAAAAGTTACACGAGTCTGCCTATCAGCGTTGATTGGCATACTTGAATGTTGCTCCTTCATAAGATCGTTGTTTACTGCATCGTCTCTGTCCTTAGTTTGCTGAGCAAAATAAGCTTCTCGAGATTTGGCGATCTCCTCTGGTATCCTAGCCAACACTAGGCCTCCAACTCCGATCACTCCTGCGTATTTGCCGTCTTTCAGTTGTGGATACTCTGAGTCAGGATATTCATCAGCTCTCACTAATTCCCATCCGGATCTCATTTTACCTGACATGTTTTTAGTATCGTCAAATCCTAAAACTTCAGTTCGTATCCATCTGTGCCTGAATCCGTTTGGCGCAGGTGGTGCATCTAAGCTAGATGGTGGAGTCCAAGTCTGAGGTCTCTTGTCTTTTTCTCTTGACTGGCTCGCACGCGGGGTCTTCATTTTATCGTTTTCCATATGCTATACCTCCTTCGTGATTTTTAATTGTT